TTCTGTGGTCAGAGACCACGGGTAGTGACGAGTGACTGAGCGTGCGTGAACTCTGGCTGAGCGAACAGCCACTCACGATACGCCGGCCACAGAATGTTCTTGTGCGAGTCAAGTGAAGTGAACTTGGTCTGCTTGGTGTACTGCCACAACGAGTGCGTGAACTCCAACACACCCTTGACAGTCTGCTCTTTGAGACTGCCACGGAAGTAGCGCAGTTCCACAGTGTTGCGGTTTTGGAGATTGACTGCGACATAGCGGTCGCCGTTCACTTCCAATCCCATCGCCTGCTTCACTCTGTCCATCTTGACATCGTGGTTCCAGTCACGAATCGTGCGTCCGAACTTGGAGTAGGTGGACTCGCGACCCGCCAACTTGACGAGTTCCTTGATGTTCTTGTCATGGAATTGGAGGAACGCACCGAGGTGGAGTTTGCTGAACGATGACTTGCTGATGTGGACATGAAGCCCAGCGCCAGCGCCACGCCACGATGTCATACCGAAATCGGTAGCAAGTTTGTTGAGCATGTGCCACGGGAACAACTCCAAGTGGGTGCGATAGTCACACGGTTCGGTGACAATCTCGAATCCACTGATGGAGCCATCCTCTTTCATGATGAGGTAGTCATCGGGCGATGCGTCACGCAGAGCGATAGCACCACGCTCACGCAACTCGTAACCCGACCCCTCGCGCATGTTGGTCTCCAACTCAAAGCCGAGATACGGAATCTCGTGACGACCACGACCAGTGAGAACGCAGTCGTTGATGACAGTGTCCCAGTGACGGAACACGCTACCCAACTTGGTTGAGTACGACCTGATGACATTAGACGGATGTTCATAGTCGCAGTCACCTCCGTAGTACTCATCCTCAATCACCATTAGGCAATCGTCACAGTAGGGACCATCGCGGAAGTCGGGATAGTTGGACTGGTGCGCCCAGATGGTGTCATCGCAACGCTCGCATGTGTTGTGAGTTTCGCAATAACAATCCTCGCAATACGCCCTGCCATTCAGCGGGGACGGATAGCGGTTGGTCTCTGGTGTCGGCTCATCACATTCGTTACAGTGGAAGAAACATTCCTCGCAGTACATGTGATGACGCTGACGCCAGCGGTGCTGTTCGTCATACGAGTATCCGTCCGCGACGGACGTGAGCACACGCTCCTCGCCACAGTTGTGGCACTCACCAATCGGTGGTTCCTCGGGAACGAAATCCTCTGATGCTGTCATGACTTTCCTTTCTGTTGTTGTTGGTTGTTGTTTGGCTGGTAGGAAATCCTACAACAGCCCTCTCTCCATGCGATACTCCATCAGAGTGGAGCCACCGACATAGACCTCTGCGTCCCACACGCAAGTGGTGGACGCATACATGTCATCCAAGAAACGAATCGCTTCGTCTTGGGTGCTGAAATTGTGGGCAAGCACGAGATGCTCGTGCGGAAACGGCATCTCTGCGATGACGAGATACTCATTCATTCTCGCATCGCTGGATGGACGCACATGAAATGCGCGCACTATTTCCATCATGCCCCACCATTCGTCCATGTCATCGGTAGAAAGATGAACGAATCCGTCATCCTTGTACCACCAACGACCACGAGATTGTACTGAGACAAGACCGGACCAATAGTGGCCCTGCCACTTCATGTAGAACTCGCCCTTGTTCTGCGGACGCATGACCGCCCACCTTTCATTTGTTTGTGTGTTCACTTGCTCTCTCCCTTCTCTGTTCGGAACAACTCAGCAACAAGTTGTTCGGTGTCTTGGGCTTTTACCCACTCAATGAATGCGCGAGACAAGTCAGGAGACTCGTACCACACATCCTGAATTTCGTACGCTTTCATGTACGAAAGTTCTTTCGCTTTCTTTTCCACGATGAAGTTATCCTCAACGATGGGATACTCCAACGAGTCTCGCCACGCCCCGACAACTCGGGCATCCGATGCGTACTGGCTCACGCCATCACCTCCTTGTTGTAATGGTGGAACATGCCCAACGCCTCACGCTCACCACGCAGACGAGCGGAGATGCGCCACTCCAACGACACCATGTCGTCGTCATCCATGTCATCAAACTGACCGACAACACCGAAATCGGTGTCCGGTTCCTCATCACGACGAGGGATAAAGATGCCCTCGTACTCGTACGAATCGATGATTCGCATTTCCTGTGACTTGCTCATGTTGTTTCTCCTTGTTGTTTGTGTGCGTGTGTTTCACGCTGACAACACACACTGGTAGGAAATCCTACCACCATGTGCTCTCAGCGTGGCACAAGACTCATCTTGTGCGACGCCACTATCACTTCCCGTCAGGCGAACTGAATCTTACCCAACGGCTGGTCACCCATCTCATGACGATGAATCGCCACGATTTCCTCATACGACACACCGCCCTCACGAGGACGGTCAAACTGCTGATGAACCTCACCCGCACCGTCGCGCCACCACGCAACGATTTGGTAACGCCCACCCTCCAAGCGGTGAACGATGTAGTTGATTTTCATTTCCATTTCCTTTCAGCCCTGCCATCATTCAGGCTCGCAGAGGGCAACCTGCGAACGACGCCTCACGGCGTTTCGGCTGGTAGGTTTTCCTACCACTCAGAGCGAAGCCTCCAACTTCTTGATGAGGCTACGCACCTGCGCCTTGGTCAACTTCTTGGCGAGGCGGTCTGCCTCAGCATCCACCACCGACTTCTTGGGCTTCGGTGCGGACTTGCCGTTCACCTTATCGCACAACTCCTCCAACTTGGAAATGGAAGTGATGTGACCGATGGTGAAACCGCCCTCCACAACCGTCTGAACCTTGCCGGCGTAGATACGCAAGTAGTCCAACGAATACTGCTGACCATCGGACTTGTCCAACGCCTCCGGACACGCAACGCCCCACGCCGTGAACCACGCACGCAACGACAAGTCGGGATTGACCCAACGGTCATGCGTGAAGTAGGTGTACGAGTTGATGATGAGTGCGAGACCCGCCTTGCGTGCGAGCACGAGGTCGGCGTTCAGTGACTTCTTGTGCTTCCACACGAACGCGGAAGTGGACTTGCGGGGAGCCGTCCCCGTGCGATGCTTCGTTGCTATGACATTCTCTCCTTGTGTTCATGGTAGGAATTCCTACCACTCGTTGTGATTTGATTTGGACAAGAGCGCATACCGACGCCACCACCAGCACCTGCGATGTGTACCGCTGGGGACGCCTGTATTGTTCTCTCACCCCTTGTCGGCACGGGCGATTCGTGCGGGAAGCCCCAGCGTACGAACACAAGGAAATGGTCTCATACGGGCGCACACACGCACATGGGCGCGTTGGTGGGTACCGGCGTCAGGACAATTAGGAGTCCCTCAAGCGAGGGCTGAATCTACGGCTGGGGATATCCTCTGTGGATGTTTAGTGGAAGCCTGCTGTTGCTAGTGGGGTTCTGGCCACTATGCAGGGCTTATATATGGCGATGGCTACTGAGTAGGTGCCGCTGTATGGGTCGAATGTGGTGGCTAGGTGGACGTAATGGTCGTCTTCTCCTACCACATAACCCGTGCTAAAGATATGTCTGTGGGGGTGTTTGGTGTTGAGGTCGTACCATTCGTCTTCGATGCTGAAGGAGTCCCACCATTCTACGATTTGGATGGGGGGTGTTTTGTGTTCGGTTGTCACCATTTCTCCTTGTTTGCCCAGTAGGCTGCGGACATGGGTCCTTTGGCTATGTTTTTGGCGTGTCGCGCCTGGAAGGATTCCCGCCGTTTTCTGTATGAGGCGGATTCTCCCGCTTTGCGGGGGGAACCAGAAACGCCCTGTTGACCAAAACGGATGGTCTTGATTTGGCCGCCAGATTTGGCGACCACGATGTGGGACTTGGTTGGGTGGTTGGGGGTGCGCTTGGGCTTGTTGTAGCCCGACACTCCCGCCCTGGCTAGGCGTGGGTCCCTGGGAGTAGCCATTATTTCTTCTTCGGCTTGGGGCCGTACTCGGCTCGCTTCTCAGCCTTGGACTCGCCACGTTCGTGGCGGGGTCCTTCCTTGTGTGACGTGCCCTTCATCAGTTTGCCGTTCGGCATCCGATGGTATCCCTTGGGGGCTTGCTTCTTGGCTGCCATTACTTTCCCTTCACTCCCGACACCCGCTTGAGGCGGGGGTTGGCTCGAACGGCTGCGGGGCTGGCCTTACGGGCACCTGCCGCCAAAATGGCGCCAGCCCTCTCAAGAGAGATTCCTTGCTTCTTGGCAATCTCCTTCTGGACTGCCTTGAAACCGCGATGCTTCTTACTGGCCATCATCCCACCTGTGTTCGTCGTAGTTGATTGGATACTGTATCGGGGCCGGCGCTGCGCTAGCCCCGATTACTGTAGGCCCCTATCCAAAGCGTTACGCGTTACATGCCCGGTAACGAACACAACTACAAGTGATGGCACTAGAAGAAAACCTGCTGGACGCCCGCCAAGAGGCGTACATCGGCTGGCTATGCACCCCACCCCAAGAACGAGAACCATCCTCAAAAGCGGCGTATGCGGCCAGCGTAGGAGTCGACTCGTCGACCCTTCGCCGCTGGGAAAAGAAGGATGTCTTCCGTAAGGCTTGGCAGGCCAAGGTGGACGAGGTTCAGGGGTCGCCAGAGCGCAGCCAGAGGCTGCTGGACACGCTCTATGGCAAGGCTCTGGAGGGTGACATCAAAGCCGCTCAGTTGTACCTTCAGGCGACGAATCGGATGGCTCCGCCTACGGTCACATTGAAGTCGGAGAAGGGGGCTGCTGAGTTGTCTGACCAAGAGTTGGATGACTTGATTGCGGCTGTGGCTTCTCGTGAGCGTGAGACGCGTGGTTCGCACCTCAAGGCGATGTAACGAATGGGGCATTTAGTTGAGTGCTTGAACTGCGGTGAGGAGTATCCGCCTACGGCTTGCCGCTGGCGGTGTCCTTCTTGTGGTTTCAAGGATTCGTGCTGTGATGGGGAACCTTCCCCCGAGTCAACTGAGGACGCCGAGTGAGCATTTCTAACTATCTTGAGAACAAGTTGCTGGACACCCTTCGTGCGCAGTCGTTCTCTGTGTCGACCGTTTATTTGGCCTTGCATACGGGTGACCCTGGCGAGGATGGCACGGCGAATGCCGCTGCCAATACCTCGCGTCAGACCGTTTCGTTTTCCACTGCCGCTAGCGGTTCGTTGGCTTCGTCGGCTGCCGTCACATGGACAAGCGTTCCGAACACGGAGACATATAGCCATTGGTCGGCTTGGGATGCGAGCAGTTCTGGGAACTGTCTGTGGTCTGGCGCTTTGTCGTCGTCTGCTGCTGTGACCGCTGGTGACACTTTCCAGATTACCAGCCTGACGTTGACACTGGACTAATAGATGGCCACCAACTTTCCCTCCTCGCTTGATTCGCTCACCAATCCGACTTCCAGCGACCCGCTGAACAGCCCATCGCATTCGGCGCAACACGCCAATGCGAACGATGCCATTGAGGCATTGCAAGCCAAGGTTGGGGTTGACAGTTCGGCTGTTACGACCAGTCTTGACTATAAGATTGCTCAGGCGGCTACGCTTACTGGCACTCAGACTTTGACGAACAAGACGCTCACTGCCCCTGTGGTGAATGGTGCTGTTCTCAAAGAAACCGAGGAGACTTGGAATGTGTCGGCTACTGCCGCCACTGGTACAGTCAACATGGATGCCAATACTGCTAGCGCGTGGTATTACACCAGCAACGCTAGTGCTAACTGGACTTTCAACTTTCGTGGTGATGGGTCCACCACTTTGGCTTCGTTGCTGAACACTGGCGATAGTATCACTGTGGCGTTTGCCGTGACTCAGGGTTCAACCGCATACTATCCGACAGCATTCCAGATTGATGGCACTAGCGTAACCCCCAAATGGTTGGGTGGTACTGCGCCTACGGCTGGCAATGCGTCATCTGTTGATTTGTATACTTTTACGATTATCAAGACTGCGGCTACGCCGACCTATACTGTTCTGGCTTCTCAGTCGCAGTTCAAGTGAGGCTAGGATGCCGCTAGTTACTACGCGCGCTAACGCCGCAAATATCGGCTATCTAAGTCGGAAGAAACTATTGCCTTATATGTGGGTGATAGTTGGAGATGGTGGCAAACTGTGGACTAGCACTAGTTCTACTGCTTCATCTTGGACTTCGCGTACTAGTTCATTTGGTAGCACGGCTATTCAAGATGTTGCTTCGAATGGAACAATGTTTGTTGCGGTTGGTCAGGGCGGCAAACTTGCTACCAGTACCGATGGCATTACTTGGACACAGCGAACATCCAGTTTCGGTACGAGTAGCATTAACTATGTTGCTTATGGTGCGGATGGTTATTGGGTCGCTTCTGGAGAAGGTGGCAAGATTGCCACCAGCACCGATGGTATTACTTGGACACAGCGTACTAGTGGAACATCCAATGATTTAACCTCTGTTGCTTATGGAAATGGTTTGTGGCTTATTGGTGAAAGCGGGGGTGATTATCTTATACGCGCGACAAATCCCACATCAACATGGACTAGCACCCCTTGCACTTTGAGTAACTCCCACTTTCAACAGTCTATTTATTATTGGAAACAACAATCTATTTGGGTTCTTGGGTCTGATGGTGGTACGACTGGTGCATTGGCAAGTTCAACTGATGGTATTACTTGGACCGCAAGAACATCAGCATTTACTGGTTTGGCATTGGGTGGTGTATTTATTTCCAACTCTTCAACATTAGCATTTGCTTCACTAAAGAGTCTTGTATTCCCAACGACATCAGATGTGCAAAGTTCTACTAACGGAACAACTTGGACGGATAGAACTTTGGCTGATAGCACCATGATACCACAAAACGGTGCTGTTGATGATACTGGTTTTATGGCTATTGTTGGTCCGCTATACACATCTTCTGGCGGCGGTAACGGTATTTCCGTCCAGACATCTAGCAATGGGACCACATGGACAAGTAGGACATCGCCTAGCACAAGCGTAAACGATTTTGCATATGGCTTTTGTCATTCGTACGGTTTGCCAACAATCAAATAAGGATTAGCATGAGCATTATTATTGATTCTTTTTACGCAGGCGAATACTCATCTAGTGTATTTGATGATAACACTGTTGAAGTTCGCAAAGATGGTGTTGTCATCGACAAGTGTGGTCCGTGGGGCGATATTGATGGCGCACTATCATGGGCTAGTGCCATTGTTGGCAGATACGCTACTTTCGGTTTGCCCAAGCCCCCTTCGCCTCTAAACATCTAGGAACTAGCGCCTCATGGCGGCATTATACGATTCCTTAGAACTATATGAGAATAGTTCATTCAACTATGAGGGTATGCCTTTGCGTACCGCCACAGGCAGTGGCACAGGCACGCAATCCGCTTCTGGTTCACGTTTATTCCTGAAGACTGCTTCGGGTTCTGGCGTTGGTGCGTCAACCGCACTTGGTGCGGTGGCGCATCTGGAAACTGGCTCTGGCTCTGGCGTCGGCGGCTCTGCCGCTTCTGGCCTGCGAACCGCAATCCGCACTGCTACTGGCAGTGGGCAAGGCACGCAAGCAGGCGCCAGTCTGCGCACCGTTCCAAGAACCGCTTCTGGTTCTGGAACTGGCACGCATGCAATCACATCGTTCAAGGGTCGCTCTGCTTCCGCTACGGGTTCTGGCACATCGACAGGCACGGCGGATTGGGTGCGGCAAGTCTTCCGAGGGGCCGCTGGTTCTGGCTCTTCGTCAGCACTAACACAGACTCTCCGAACAGTTTTCAAATCCGCTACGGGCGCTGGCTCATCTTCCGCCATCGCCGTCAGGGATGTCATCATTCTGCGTTCGTCGGCATCGGATGGTGCTGGGTCAACGGATGTGGCATTGTGGGCGAATGCTGGCCGCACGCTGAATGACACAATTGTTTTGCGTCAAGTTATTCAGGTTGGCTTCCCACCTGAAATCAGGACGTATCTACGCCGATAACATGGAACTAAACGAACTGCTCAATGAGCGTGAATGGCGGCTTTGCCGCGGGTCTTCCGATTCAATCGACGACCTGCTGGAAGGCTTCGCTTATTTCTGCGAGAACTATTGGAACATCAAGCATCCCGAGCAGGGGCGTATTCTGTTTGAGTTGCGTGAAGCCCAGTCGGAAACCATTCGCGCCTGGATGAGCAACCGCTATAGTGTGGTGCTCAAAGCCCGTCAGATTGGATTCTCCACACTGGCTGCCGCCTATGCTTTCTGGCTGGCTTTCTTCTGGCCCGACAGGTTTATTGTCATGCTTTCGCGCACGGAACGCGAAGCAGCCAAGTTGTTGCAGAAATCCAAGTATGGTTACAAGTTTCTGCCTGCTTGGATGCGTCAGCGCGGACCACAGTTGACATCGGACAACCAGTTGAAGATGACGTTCGCCAACGAGTCGGCTATTGAGTCACTGCCTTCGGGCAACGACCCCGCCCGAGGCGAATCCGTTTATCTTGTCATCGTGGACGAAATGGCCTTCTTGCCCAACAGCGAAGAGGCATGGGCTTCTATCGAACCTATTGCTGACGTTGGCGGTCGTGTCATCTGTCTGAGTACCGCCAATGGTTCTGGCAACTTCTTCCATCATCTGTGGGTGGGGTCACAGACGGGGACAAACAACTTCAAGGGTATCTTCTGGCCTTGGTCTGCTGGCGACCGAAACGATGACTGGTATGAGGCCAAGGAACGCTCGATGCCTTCATGGCAGTTGCATCAGGAATACCCCCGCAACCCAGAGGAAGCATTCATCAAGTCGGGCAACCCCGTCTTCGATGTCGATGCTCTCAGGGAGTTGGAGACTGTTGCGCCGCGCCGCGGCTATGTGCATGTACTGTCACGAAAGAATCTGGAGTTCAGGCAGACTCCCGATGGGGAGTTCTGCATCTGGGAAGAACCGCGCCCCGATGGGGTGTATGTGATTGGTGCTGACGTGGCTGAAGGTTTAGCGCATGGAGACTACAGTTCGGCTCACATTATTGAGGCGCACGACCTGCGGGTCGTCGCCCATTGGCACGGCCACATTGAACCAGACTTATTTGGCGACCTGCTAGCCGAGTTGGGCTACTGGTACAACGGCGCTTTGCTGGGTGTGGAGAACAACAACCATGGTTTGACCACGTTGAAGGCCATTCAACGCTACGGCTATAAGAATATATACCGCACCCGTCGCCTTCAACAGCGAAATCCTGAAGCGACCGAGATTCTGGGTTGGCGCACGACTGTAGCCACCAAGCCGCTGGCCATCGACGAACTGGCTGCGGCTATCCGTGACCACGAAATCACCATTGAGGACGAGCGCACCATCCAGGAATTGATTACCTTCGTCCGAAACCCCAATGGCAGGATGAACGGCTCCCCCCACGATGACAGGGTGATGTCTTTGGCTATCTGCTGGCAGATGTTGAAGTACGTCTGGCTTCCCGAATACAGGGCTGAGGTTGCTGCGCCCAAATATAGCCTCAATTGGTTTGAGAAATTCTTGATTTCGGAGGAAGAACCGTTCAAAAGGGTGCCGCTTGGGGCGCATAACACCCGTTCCCGTGGGTAACGAAAGGCTTTATCTGTGATGGGCGCTATCAACTGTACCGAATG